CACCAGCCTTGCCGTCCATCGTGTGGGGCGGAGCATAGACATCGGCTTGGCCGACTTCCTTGCCCATTACCTTTTTGCTAAAAGTGGCCATGTCAGGCTCCTTTTTTGTATGTGAAGGAAGACTTCTTCTGGTTGGCTACCTTGGCCAGACCACGACCTAGAGATTTCATCTGAGCGTTTGTCTTGCCACCTTTGGCCAGCTTGGTCATAGGTTGGCCGGGATGCAGCTTCTTCTCGTGCTTGTGCACGGCTCCAGCCACCATCTTCTTGTCCTGCGCCATATCTTTTTTGTCCATGATCGACTCCTTATGTCGTTGCAACCGTAACTGTGCCTAATTCTACCGCCAACACCAAATTATTTGGTGTTAAAAGCGTGTCAAACCCACTTGCGCCACCAACAGGGTTATACCCCCACTGGAAGATTCGGCTACCGGCCTCTGGGTAACCAAAGCCCTCTTCGTCCAAGCTGTTGGTTAGCAAAATCTGCAACCCACTTTGCCCCGAGACCGTGTAGCTCACATCAGGCCGAGGCTCTTGCACAGCCTGCGGGTCATCAACCGGGTACATACCCAACTGCAACTGCGGATGATCGGGGTCCCAGCACGCCTTGCAAACTTTGACCTTAAACGGCTTGGTCTTAACCGTTTGGGTGCGCAGTTCCTTGAGCTTGTACCTTTGTGCGCAGCGGTCACACTCCGCTATGGCGTACTTGCCTGATGCAAACCGATTAGGCATAGAACATGTTCCTAGGCACAAACCGCAACGGGGCTGTTTCGCGGTCTTCCGATTGCGCCAAATCCCACTGCTGTTCGTACTCGGCCTTCAGCCCCATCACACGATTGGGGTCAACATCTGGCAGCTTCATGCTCAACAGATACGCCAACCCCGCCACCATGCAGGGAATAAAGCGGAACGGGATGTCTTGCACCGACACACCAGAGCCAGCGTCCTGAATACGGCGCATGCGGTAGTACACGAACATGTACTGGTCACCGGGGGCGTTGGGAGTTGGCCACACATTGATCGCAGGCAGGTTCTGTACCGTCAACAAGGCAGCAGGCCCAGCGGTATGCGCTGTGGCGGTCGTGCCGTTCTGCCCACGGGCGCAGTTAATCAACTGATTGTTTACGGGGTCTACGTTGGGGTAGCTGATTGTCTCGTTACCAATCTTCACGAACCCAGCCGTGGCAAGCCCAGAGACATCAGACACCGTGATTGTGGTGTCTGTAGGCGAAATGTTAGCGGCCAGAGTGACCGCAGTGAGGTTCTCTTGACCAGACTGACGGTTGTACCAAACCTGAATTGGGCGACCTTGTGCTAACTTGTTTGGCAGCGACATGTAGGTCGATTCAGAGATACCGCTGATGTTGATGTCGATCTGGTTGGACGTGCCGTTGCTCTGGCGAATAACGGTGTCTAGCAGGTTGATTGTGTCCGTAGGCATGGGGTATATGGCCTGACCCGTCACCATAGGAATCTGGCCCTGTTCTACCGTCCAGAAGTTCAAACCACGGTTGGCCCACTCAATCGTCAGCAAGTTCAACGACCGACGAGCGGTACGGAAGTTGTAGCCCGTGCGCAACTCTTGGCCGCAACGCTCAAACGCCTCTTCAATGAGGTCGTTCATGTCGAGGTTAAATGCTGTGGTGCCGGTGGTGGAGGCCATTATCTATACCCTGCTGTTTTCTTTGCAATTGCTTTAGGCTGGGCTACGAATTGCTTCCCGGCTTTTTTGCCAGCACGCTTTGCACGAGTTGTAGCAGCGTACTCAGCCGCGCTGAGACTTTTGATCGCAGCTTCTGGAAGGTATCGCTCACCTGTTTTACTAGACGGTTTTCCACTCTTGGTTCTCCATTTCTGGGCACCCCAATCTTTGAGGGATTGCTGGGGGGCCTTAGTCACGGTAGCCCCCACCAGCCGCCTTGTATTTCTTAGCGACAAGCTGTGCTTTACGCGCCGACCACTGACCTGCGCCAGTGCCCTGCGTTGCTGCGGCCTTTACCTGCGACACAATCCGCTTGCGCAGACTGGGCTTGGTGTAATTGCCAGCGGTGTTTACCTTGCCACCCTCTTTGTACTGGGTGAAATCAGTGTCATCCCGTCGCGCCATTTTCTTAGCGCCGGGCATTTTCGAGGGGCGGATATCGCCCATACCACGGGATGCCATCATGATCAGCTCCTTAGCAAGTCTTGCCGCCGTAGGCCATAGCAACCATCTTGCCTTTGGTGTGGCCTTTGGTTACGCAACCGTCAGCACGAGTCACGCCGCCTTTTTTATACCCTTTTTGCCCCCGAACACCGTCACGGGGGTCCTCAGACGGTGGGGTTTTGCTGGCAGCGTTATATGCCTTAGTCGCGGCATCTTGCGCCTTGCGGTCAGCTTGCTCTTGACGTGCGCGTCGTTCTGCTTCGCTCATGGTGTGCTCCTTAGCAGGTTTTGCCGCCGGATTTCATTGTGACCATCTTACCTTTGGTCTTGCCTTTGACAGCAACGCCGTCTTTGCTGGGAGCAGCAGTTTTAACTTTACCCATACCAGTTGCACCGCCTTTGTTCATGAAGATAGGCACTTTTTTGCCGTCTTTCATTTTCATAGGCATGCCGCCTTTTTTCATTGCTTCGGATTTCATATCGCCACCTTTAGAAAATTTGCGGCCCTTGTCCGCTTGGTTGAACTCTTTGCCCACGGACTGTGGGACGCCTGCTTTCTTGGCAAACGACGGGTTGTTGGCCACCGCCACCATGAAATTGTGTTGCTTCTTGCTAACTGAGGGCACTGCGCTGCTCCTTCATAAAGTCATCAATCTTGCCTTCAAGCCGGTCTAACCGGGCCAGAACACGATTGATGTCGCCATGCACATCAGCTTTGGTCACGTACTTCTCGGCGTTCTCTTCGCGGGTCTTACTCAGCAAGATACTCAGGCGTTTCACTTCGTCGTGAGACACCTTCACCCAAAAGAGCAACGCTGCTGAAGCAAACGACAGCAGTACATTCCAAGCCATCAGTTCCATGTCAGCAATTCCACGCCCGCAGGCTTTTGTTGATCCGCGAGTTTGGGTCGTTTGCCGTCTTCTCGCTCGTCAGTTTTTTCTTCATCCCAGACATTCTTGCGCAAAAAGAGTCGCGGCGTGAGCCGCCCTCGGGCTGTGGAGCCTTGAGGCCCGGCTTGCCGGGGTTCGCTTTGTTGTAGGAGGCCCGTCCTTTGGCGTTCAAACCGCCCTTGTCGGACTTGCCCTCTTTGCGCTGCCATGCTGGAGACTTAGCCATAGAACACCGTGATTTTTGCGTTGGTAGGCAAAGTTACGTGAACATTTGTGCTAAACAAAACACCTTCGCCGGGTACGGTAAACGACAGGGGATTTGTTGGCGTAGTGGCGATATTAAATTGCAGACCAATAGGGCCAGAAGCGCCGCCATCACGAAAAATAATATCGCCAGCGGTGCCGCCAGTCAAAAATTGATACCCGCGCACCCGCGTGCGGTAACTTACCGCAGTGCCAGTCGCTTCTAAATGCGCGGCTTTTACGTCTGTTTGCATCATGATGATTGCTCCGTTTCTGGCTCTGGGGCGTCTAGCCTGTTGATCAACATCTTGTACGCTTGAATCGTGGCTTGAGCCTGAGTCAAAAAGGTTTGGGCCTTCTGTGCTTCAGTCTCAAGGTCACGAATCTCAGTCTCCAAGAATTCCTTGGTGATCTGCATATCAGCTATTGGTCGTAGTCAACATGATGTAGTAGGCAGTACCCGCGCTGTCCACAATCTTCAAGGAGTTTGTAGCTGCGCCTTGGGTATTGGCCGTGACCATGCCGGAGGGGACGTTAAACAGGTTTTCAACAGCACCGGTGCCACTGTTTGTAAAGCGGATAAACGAGGCATTGGTCCAAGTGCCGCCCGAAGCAAAGTCAGAGTCAGCTTGGATGGCTGCAATCGTACCGCCGGGGTTTGTAGACGAGCCGCCCAAAGTAGCACGCAAAGCGTTACCAGCGCCAGAGATGGTGCCCGAACCGTTGATGCTCAAGCTAACGTGTGCGCCGTTGACTGTGCCGCCAGTGGCAGCATTTGCTCCAGTGACTCGCGTCAGTGCGCGGATGGTCTCGCCAGAGCCAGTGGAAGTAAATTCCAAGCGGTTGTACGACAGTCGCGTATCGCCAGTAGTGGCGGAGGACGTGGCGTAGGAGCTGCTGATGTTTTGAGCCGTGGTAACCGCAATAGGGCTGGTGGGGGTGCCACCGATAAAGCCGTTGAGCGAAGAGACTGGGCCGGAGAAGGTGGTCAATGCCATGATGTTTTCCTTACATGCAAGTTAGGCGTATCTGTCTGCATGTCGTCGGCCCGGAGCCGTCAGATACACCGGAAAGTCCGGGTTTGTGTGTTTGTATCATGGGGCGGGGGGAGTGTCAACGTGCTTGTTGGACTTTTTCAGGTTTTCTTCTTGGGTGATGACCCGCAGGTTCCACGGCACATGCAAGCCGCAGACATCTTCACCACGCAACGGTACGATGTGATCGACCACGTATCTCTCCCGCGTAAGCTCTGTCATTTTGCGGGCCTGCACGTATAGATTGCGCATTTGCAGGCGCTCCGCCGGAGCAAGCCATTTGGGGGTAGCCGCTCTATGGCGGCGTTTGCGAACGCTGGTATCGGCTCGAACCACATCGACGTTCCTGTCTTTATAGTCTGCCCTGTTGCGGCGCTTTTCTTCCGCAGGTCTGGCTGCGGCCCGTGCAATTACTGCTTGCTTGTTTTTTTCGTAATACCGCTTACCAGCGGCTTTAGCGGCTTCGGTTTTGGGCTTCTCTTTTCGGCGCTCGTTATCTATTACCCAATCTTCCCGGAGGCACTCTACACATGCCCCTTTGGTTTTGCGTAGCGCAATGTGCCCACGCACACACGGCTCGCCAGTGAAATAAAACTTTGCCCCAAGGGTTTGAGCTTCTTTTCGCGTTTTTGGGTGGTCCATATTAACTCCTCGTTACGATACGGGGAATTATATGGGTTTAAAAGCGTATGTCAACAGACAAAGAAAAAGGGCACCGAAGTGCCCTTTTTGAAACTAGAAGTTCTAGTTAAGCGCCGGACGAGCCGTACATTCCGAGTGGGTCACTCCAGCCAAAGCTGTAACGCTCACGGGACTTGTAACGAACGTTCCCTGTATCGAAGTCACCATCCATTGACTGAGCCAAAGGCGAACGCACAAAGTGCTTCATACCGTTAGGCACGTCTGTAGTCAGGAACCAAGCGTTGTTGTCGGTCAAGAAGTGGTTAATGGTGTATCCACCGGGGATAGAACCATTGTTCTTCAAGGCGTTGATATCGTTGTCAGCAGTGCTGACGCGGAGTTCAGTTTCCAGCAAACGAGTTGCCGTGAACTGCAACGATGGAGGAACCACCAACTTGGAAGGCTTGGCAGCGATCAACAGACCACGTTCATCTGTCCACAAGCTGATCTGAATCACAGCGTTTTCCAACGATGTTTCATTCAAGTCGGCAGGGGTAGAAGGTACGTTGCTGTTAGTACCACCAGACACCAGTGGGTGAGCAGAGCTGAACAGAGCAACGCCGTCGCCGCCAGTGTAGGCAGCAGAGAAGCCGTTGTTCAACACAGCAGCAGCTTTAACCTGCTTGGTGTATGCCATAGCACGAGCCAGAGCTTTGGTGTAACGAGCAGACAGGCTGTCGTACAAGTTGTCTTCGATGGCCTCTTCGGTCAGCGAGAAACCCAAAGCGATGGTTTCGTGGTTGTAACGAGCAGTCCATGCTTCTTGTGCATTGTCATAAGCGATGGCAGAGCCTTCGTTTTTGACAGGAGCGGCAGAGAAGCCAGACAGCTTGGTTTCTTCTTCAAAAGAACGCTCGGAGGTTTCGGTCTCATAAATCTCTTTATGTTCCTCACCGTATTTAGCGTACTCCAGACCAAACAAGGCGTTCAGGCCGGGGAGAAGTTCTTTAAGTAGTTGTGCGCGTGAAATAGCCATGATTTAGCTCCTTAGGCGATGCTGGTTGCAGCGTAGTACTGATGCTGGCCGAAGTTCAGCTTCACCAACAGTTCAGGGAACTGATTGAACACCAACGTAGAGCTTGCAGCAAACGCGGCGACTGGAGCTTGGTTCAACACGAACGATGTAGCACCAGCCGCAGCGGCGGTGTCAACGAACGAGCCAGAGGGGATGTACTGACCATTAGCGGCCAACGAACCCACGTCTGTACCGACTGGCAATGCGAAGGGCAGAGCCGAGCAGGTCACAGTAGCTGTGGAGATGCTGGTATAGGTAGCAGTACCCAAAGACACAACCGTATCAGGCACAACAGCCAAAACACGCAGCGGCAAAGCAGCGGTAGTAGCAGGGGTGTCGTTCGGGGCCAAGATGGCGTTCTTAGAATCACCAGTGTTAATGTTGCCGGTGTTGTTGATCATGGCCAAGTTTTGACCGATCATTGCACGAGCGCCAGAAGCAACGGTAGTACCAGAAGAACAAACCACAGCTTTAAACACTTGGTCAGGGTCTTCGCAAACAATCGCTACGGCGTCGCCAGCAGTTGTACCGCCGGGCCAGTACTGAGCAAATTGACGTTGCTTAGTCGTAGGATTGGTGTAGGAACAGCCCAAGAAAACACCAGTAACGGTGCCAGCAGTGCCGGTAGACACGGACAGGCGCTCAACATTACCACGGGACAATCCGACGATGTCACCGTAGAAGATGTCGGTCGCATAACCGTAAGGGATCGCGTATTCGCGGGTAGCACCAGCAAACACTTGACCACCGATCAGATTGATCGGCTTTAGGCCGTAAGGGGCCGCGATTTCGGGATAAGCCATTTAAGACTCCTTCAAAGATTTTTAAGCACCTTTGCCAAAACTGGACGAGGACTTACGCTCTTGGAAGAGCGGCATCCGCGCATCGCTTTGACGCATGAAGCTGTTGTCCACCGCATCTGTCTGAGACTGCGTAACTTTGGCGAAATGTTCATTTCGCTGTTGCACAAACTCAGTAGGTGTCTTGCAGAGCAACAACCCGCCAACCTCAATATTCTCTTTAAAGCGACTATTGGGATCAGCTAACAGTCTAAATTTGGGTTGTTCTTCGACGGGAACTGGCTCCCAGCCTTCACGGAGTTTGGCCGAAAGGTTGCGTGGGTCAGCACTGTTCATCGTCGAAACACGAATCCAGCGGTAGTTGTATCCGGGCTGCTTGTCTGGCTCGGGCAACAGTTCAGGTTGCATCCACTGCTTGGGACGCTCCTGTACCGCACGTGTTTCTAACTCGCGTGTGAGTTTGTTGTCTTTGATATCAGCCATTGCGGGCCTCCAATTCGAGTTGTGCCTTCACGTATTGTTCGGGCGTTAAACCTAGCTTTCGGGCTATGTTTACTTGGCTTTGCTTTAGCTTCACCTTGGTAGGTGCGGTGCTACGAACTGCCGGGGCAACGACTGTACCGAGTTTTGTCCGAGTACTTTGTCGGTTGTCATCTTGGTCCTCGAATTTCTCCGGGAACCGTTTGCGCATTGTTTTGTCCAACTCGCTGTAATAGTCTTCAGAACCAACCTCGACGCCATTGTCTCGCAGGTCTTCGTGTAGACCAAGAGCAAAAGCAGTCATACCTCGATCCTGCCCAAACCAGCGGTTGCGGTTTTGCCACGCTACAGCTTTGTTGTCAGGCTCAGGTACTTGTGGTTGATACTGTACAGGTGCTTGTTGTACAGGAATTTGCTCTTCCTGTAAAGATGGCAAGCGAAAGTTTTTTGCCTGCATCATCTTGATGTTGGCAATTTGCAAAGCCTGCTGGGCTTCCAGCACCTTGTCTGAATCCCCCGCGTCGTAGGCTTCCTTGTAGGCGCGTTGAGCCATCTTCAGTTCCATATCAGCATTACTCTGAATGGTGGAGACGTACTCTCTTTCGCCGTTGGTCAAGATGCCCTTGATGCGCTTGTTCTCTTCAAACAGACGTTGCGCCAAGCCAACAGCTTCCTGCTGCTCACGCAGGGCGGACTCTTTCTCACGGCGCTCATCGTGCCAAACCTTGCGCATTTGCTTGAGTTTGGTCTTGACGTTGTCGTCGTACTGGTCCAGTTCGTCCTTCTCCAACTCCTCAACGAGGGGCTTGGGCAGGGGCTGACGGCCACGGTCTTCGACCGGAGCGTCGTCTTCGATCTCGATTTCGATCTCAGGGGATTGGGGTTTACCCTTACCTTCAATCTCATCTGGGAACTTGAATTCTGTGTTGGTGTCTAAAGGCATTTTGTGCTCCTTTATTTACGTTTGATACCACGTGGGTCGTCTACGACGGCCTCAACGGTGTCATCGTTGATGATGCGGAACTCACGGCCATGAATGACCAGACGAGTGCCTGAATGTGGGCGCACAAGGATGAAATCACCCTGCTTGCACCACGGCCCAGTGGGGAACTTGGCTGGGTCCTTGTAGCAGTCTGGCCCCATATCGACAACAAACAAGACCGTTGTGAGGGTCTCCTCGTTGCGCATGGTTTCGTCAGCTTTGATCAAGCCCACTTCACTGTCCTCAAACTCTTTCTCCGCCTCTGGGATGGCGCAAAGAATCCGATAGCCTGATGGCTTGGGCAGTTGTTTGCCTTTTTCCTCTGCGGTTGCAGCAAAGTTATAGGCTCCCACGACTTGTGGGTTGTTGGCGTCTGTAGCCAACAGGATGGAACTAGTCATCCGCATTCTCCATTCGTTGTTTCAGGTCTAGGGTGTATCCCCGCATGATGAGTAGACCGCGAACCTCACCACACAGTTTCTTGTACTCCTCAAAGGACTCGGCCTTGCCCTCGGCCAAGTACTCCTTGAGTTGCTCAATCTTCTCGTCAGCTTGTTTGACGAGGATTTCAAACACATCCATCATTCACCTTTCGTTGGTTGACGATTCTGTTGTTGGCGCATCTGGATGCGCTCCTGCATCTGACGCAACTGCTCTTCGTGGCTCTTGTTGGAAAGCTGTTTGAGCACGTCCACGCCCATGTGCACCATGTCTTGCTGATTAGCGTTCTGCATTTGCGCAACCGCCTTCATTGCGTCCATCTTGATGCGTTTGTCATCAGTGGCTTGCTGTGCCTGAATGCGCTCGCGCTCGATCTGTTGCTGCGCAGTCTTGATGGCGTTGTCGGCCTGATCTTTTGCAGCCTTGCGCTGGAGGTCCTGCTCTTTGATTTGCAGCTCCTTCTGTTGCATCTGCACAAGTGGGTCTTGCGCTTGCTTTTGCGCCTGCTCTTGCTGGGCTTCGCCTTGGTTCTTCTGGAGCAACTGCTGTGCGGCTTGTGCCAACAGGGGCGACAACCGTGCTTCCACTTCTGGCGACATCTGTGTCTCTTCGCCAGACTCATCCATCTGTGGCGGCAGTGGCATGCCCAACTGCTCCTCGATCTGACGGCGGTACTCGAAGCCCAAGTGCTCGTTGATGTGAGCCATCATCGCGGCCTGCATCTGCTGGGCCATCGGGTTCTGCTGGAGCAGAGCCATAATCTTGGGGTCCTGCATCGCAGACATGTGCACAACGATGTGCGCCTTGTGGTCTTGGGAGATAAACGCCTTGACTGGCTTGCCCGCCAGCACGTTCTGGTTCTCGGACACGGGGTCGGTTGGCTTCTGGTCACCGTCCATAGGTACAAGTTTTGCCGCCTCCTTGATGCCCAACACCTCCAACATCTGGCGGTGCAACAGCGGCAAGTTGTACAACTGAGGCGCACCTTGAGCCAACTGCAACACGGCTTGGTACTGCACGATCTTCTGCGCCATTGTTGACGCATTAGGGTCGCTCACGGGGATGACATCCACGTCGTCGTAGTCAGACTTCTTGGCCTTGCGACTGCCTTCGCTAGGCTGGTAAGCGTAGTCGTCCGGTGTGTACTCAGCAATGATCTTCTTCAACAGACCCAGCTCTTGCTTCATCGAGTAGTGCACCCGAGCCTGAATCGCACTCATGTTCTTCAGTGTGCGCTCAAGGATAGCCAGCGTAGTGCCCACGGGCGCTTGTGCGCTCATGTCACTCAGCGTCAAGTCAGCGGCGTTGGCGAAGCGTCGGCCTTCCTCAACGATCTGATTGAGCAACGCCATCAGTGTCTGGCTAGGCTCTTTGTACGGCAGTGGCAACAAGTTGTCACGCAACACACCACTGGCCACGTCAGCATCGCGCCACTCACCGGGAGCAATCGGGGTGTCATCCCCTTTGATCCGCATGCCACGGGTCTTAAAGCCACCGGGCAGGTTGCTCAGAGTACCAGCATCGACAAGCTGACGAATAAGAGAAGTGCCTGACTTAGCAAAAGCGCCGATGAGGTGAATGAGACCAAAACAGTAGAAACCAAATCCCGGAACGTATCCGTAATGAACGAAGTGCTGACGTTTTGCGTGTGTCTCATCATCTGGCTCCCAGTTGCGACGAATGGCCAGCACGTTGCTGGTCCCTTTCTCAATAGTCACGACGTAAGGCAGGGCGATACCTGTCTTGTTGCCGTCCTCATCCTTGTGCTCGTATCCCTTGAGGTCAAGGTCCACGTTCATCTCAAGCAGCTTAAAGCGGTTGTCCGAAGTGGCGCGGAAGCCCATCTTCTCGGCAATCTTCTTCTCAACCTCGTCGAGCACGTTCTCTGGAGTGCCCAAGTCAATGTCGCAGTAGAACCCCGCCACTTGCAGCTTGCGCAGCTCGTTCTCGGTCTTGCGCATCACGTGGGTAACCCGTGGAGCAGACTCCAAGTTACTCGCGCCGTACGGCACCACGATGTCTTCAGCCGGGACAAAGTACGACACCTGACGGTCCATGCCGGGGTCGAAGTACACCTTCTTGAACGCATTGCCCGCCAAGCCCAAGCCCCACAGCATGCGCTCGTGCTCAGGGCGGTATTCCTTCATCACGTCCGTCAACTGGTAGTTCATGTCATCTTGAACACGCAGTGCGGCCTCTTTCTTAGCCGGGGTCTCTTTGCCAATGATCTGGGTCTTGACTGGACCAGCGGCTGGGAACGTGGCCATCATGGTCTCGGACTGGAACTTCACCAGCGCCTCAGACAGCATGGGGTGGTACACGCCACATGCGCCTTCCCACGGCTCCGTGCGCTCTTCGATCTTCATGCCCAGCAACTCAAGGCCGTCCACGTAAGTCTGCATCCAGTCCTTGCGGCTGGAGATGTCCTCGTCAAAGTCACCGATCAAATCGCTGGCCAAAGTTTGCAGCGTCTCCTCGTCGATGTACTCGGCCAAGTTGGCGTTGAAGTCGTCCTCCGACTCCGCTTCAGGAGTAATCTCAATCTCCATACCGTCCATGTCGATATTCACCGACTCGGGGTCCTCGATCTCAATCTCAATCTCAGGACCCATTGACGGCGAGTCCATCAGACCATCCAAGCCTTGTGGCGCTGCATACAGCGATTTCTCAATAGCCATGATTCATTCCTTTTATGTCTTTGCAAAGTTCGTCGAACGTCAGCCCACGGTCTTGCCCTAGGAATTCTAGGCTGAACATATACCTTGGTTTGGTCGTGTTGATCACCATGTGGGGCACCTGCGTATTGAACACGTAATACGTGTCTGCCTTGTACTCCAGCTCGTGAGTCTTAAACACCACCCCCGGATCACCGTCCATAAACAAGCAGTGGCTCTGTCCGTCGTCTGACAGGAGCATATTAAGCCCAACCTTTCGGTCCGTGTCTACATGCCAGTTGTAGCAACTGTTGGGCTCCATGCGCAAAATCCCAGCGTGGAACGCCCGTTTTTCCGCTAGATTCCCCAGAAAAGAGTCTTCCCACAGTATCTCGCTTGGCACTGGAACGGCCCTGAAGTTGTAGTACTGCTTCCAGTTATGGCTGTCCACCGCATACCGAAGCAGCTCGTTTGCGATTGTGGACCCAACCAGCACGGGTTTATATGCTGTATTCATCAGTAATACGGTTCACGTTTGCTGCGGAACTGCCGGGGCTCGTCTTCCTCGTCAGACGCCAACTGGATAAAGCCGCCACGGCGATACCGCAGCAGTGCCTGTGTCATGGAGTCTACCAAGTCGTCATGCTCTCCCGATGGAAAACTAGCCACTTCCTCGACCAGCTCCTCCGCCCAGTGCGTATTAGGCACCCAAACATGGCCTGACGCAAACATGTCTGCCACCGCATTCAGACGCGCAATCTTGTCATTGCCCTTGCTCGGAGTGAACTCCTGAACTGGGATACCCATCGCCCGCAGCTCAAATATAAGAGGCGAGCCCGCCGCCTTGGCTTCCACAATCAGCGAGTCCACTTCCCACTCTTTGTACTCGGCATACGCCCGCTGCTTCAGCTCCGGGAACTCCATCCGCTTCTTGAACGCATTGAGCAAAATAATGTTGGCCCGTGATGTGCCCGTGTCGTCGTCTTGGTAAAACACACCCCACGTTGTGCACGCGCTGTAGTCGGCCCGCTCCGTCTTGAGAAACGCCGTGTCCCACGACTGGATGACAAACTCGCACGATGGTGGACGCTCGGAATCCCAAATCTTCCACCACTCCCGCTTGACAATAGCCGACACGTCGGACGTGGGCTGCTGCATGTACTGCGCCATCCACTTGCCGTTGGGCAGTTCCGTCTTGAGCGCCTCCAGCTCTTGGAGCGACCAGAACTCAGGCCATAAGGGTTTACCCGAGGGTAGGATTGCCGGGAAGTCGATCACCTCCCACTCCTCACCCGACCGCTGGGCAGCGGCTTTCAACACCTGACCCGTCAAATCCTTCTTGGACCAGCGCGTCATCACCACCACAATAGCCCCGCCCGGCTGCAAACGCTGCCGTGGGCCTGACGTGTACCACTCGTAGGTCTTGTCGTAGATTTCTGGGTTGGTTTCCGACAGCGCAGCCTCTTGTTCCGAGTGCGGGTCGTCAATAATGAGCAGGTCAGCACCCTTACCAGTCACCGCACCGCCCACACCAATCGCAAAATAGTCGCCGCCCTTGCTGGTGTTCCACCGGCCAGCTGCTTTTGAGTCCGCTTGGAGCGCCAACTCGGGAAAAATGTCCTTGTAGGCGTCCGAATCCACCAAATTTCGCACTTTTCGGCCAAAACCCACCGCCAATTCGGCTGTGTGGGAGGTCTGAATGATCTTTTTGCCCGGAAACAGCCCCAAAAACCAGCTTGGAAGCAGGTATGAGGCGAATTCTGACTTGGTATGCCGGGGTGGCATGTTGATGATGAGCCGTTTGACCTCACCTCGGGCCACTCGCTCGAACGCACGGGCCATCTTGACGTGGTGCCGACCGTGAATGAAGCTCGGCCATACGTAATTAACGTATGCCATGAAGTCCGTCTTGGCTTTGTCTTGCGTTGCCGACCTGCGGGCCTCGGCAATCAGTGCGCCGATCTTCTGTTGGACTGCTGGCGGCATGAGATGCAGCCTCGTCTCTACCTCATTCAGCAGACTCGGGTCCATCGGCCCTCCCAAGTTCCTCGTCGAGGTCGATATCTGCCACGGCCTTGGGCACCTCTTTGGCTTTCACGTCGATAACCTGCCCGCCACCATACAGCTCAAGCGTCTTGCGCAGCTCTGTCTCAATATCTTCTACGGTGCGGTGGGTTACGGTCACGTCCATCCGGTCGGCAAACAGACCAACGCCTGCTGTCTTGCCCAGCAGCTCCAGCGACTTGAGCCGCACACGGGGATCGGGGTCCACCGTCTCGGCAATCAGCTTGTTGGTCACGTAGTTGCGCAGCCTGCGAGATACGTCGAGGACCTCTTGGTCCCACTCGGTCAGGATGGCTTCAAGATTCAGGATGGTCCCGCACGTGAGTTCTTTGGCAGGGGGCATCTTCCCGTTGGCCATGATCTGGTGAGACGCAGCCTTGTCAGCTTGGGTCACCTCAATCTCTAAGCCCTGTTCAGCCAGTGCCTGCACGGTCTGGAAGTAGGCGTGTGCCTTCTCACGGAAGTCTTCTATCTCTTCTGTGGTGGTGTCGAATGGGAACGGAATCCCAACTTCGGGTGTTGCAACGATAGGCATAGGGCGGTTTGTGGCTCCTGTTGCACGCAGTGTATACCAACCCAAAATTTTTGCAAATAGGGGGTGGGGGGTTGCGATTTGAAAAGGTGACGGGGGGTGTTGTCTAAACCAAATCAACTTTGATCAAGCGAGAAAAGACGTAGGGGGACCCTACAACATCTTTTGGTATGAGCCTACAGAAAATAACTTTGACCGTTGGTAAATTTTATCTTGGTTAGTGTCAACTAACATCTTTGTACAGTTGGCTGGGGAACGCAAATTGGTTGAGTATATTGATATGTATAGCAAGTCGCTGCGACAAGGGGCCTGATCTAGGGGGTGGGGGGTCAGCCGGGTAGCCCCAGAAAAACAAAATATTATCACTTGTTAACATTAAAAATGCTTGTGGATTTCCAATAGTTTGATACATTAAGGGTGTGCATCAAGCACATTCACATTAACTAACTGAAAGACAGACATGACAACTTCATACACAGACATGACCACCGCCGTAACCGCCGCCATTAAGGGCGAGTTATCAACTGTTAATAAATGGCAAACCGCCGGGCAAACTGTGCGCGATTTTTATGGCACCGAGACCGCCATTAATGAGGTGAAAGCCCAGTTTATCGCTGATGCCATTATTCCAGCATTGGACAAGCGCCACGCCGCCGCATTGGCCCGTGAATTGCCACGCAAGAACAGCGCCGAATTCAATGCGCTTGATGCTGGGCAAAAGGCAAACTGGGAAACCCTGAACGATGCCAAGAAAGATGCGCGTGCAACCGCACACACCATGTTCACACGGGTTGTACGTTATGCTTTCCCCGCTGACAAGAAAGAGCGCACACCAACAGCCCTGAAAACACGTTTGCAGTTGGAGTTGGCAAGCCTGATCAAGGCGTGCGAAAAGTCTGAGGGTGAAGACTTTGACGTGGCGGGCACAATCAACAACTTGAAAGCAACCCTCGCATTTATTAACAAGTGATAACTTGTTATCCCAACCAGCCCACTTCGGTGGGCTTTTTCTTTGCCCTCGATTTGGTCACCGAATCTTTCATGATAGTGGCTAGATGATGATGCGGCAGCAGCAAGATGATGCTGATGCAGGACTAAAGTTCTCTGTTCCGCTTGTTCCGCAATGTTCCGGGGCAGTGGAACACGCTAAGTCCTTGATTTCATTGAAGAAAACGCTCTTTTTCTTTAAATGTTCCTTTGTTCCATATATATAAAGAGTCTACCCGAATCTTGAAAGTGGTTAACAGTGTTAACCAGTCGGCCATTGTAAAGCGGACGAGGATTCGGCAAACCCGTTTTCAGGGTGGAACAAAGGAACAGCCTGACAACGAAGCGTCTAAGTTGTTGATTTCAAATGCTTTTTACCTGACGGAGACCCCCGGAACATGCCGGAACAAACACCCATTTTCGCGGAACAAACCCCGTTTTGGCCCCCCAAAACACACCACAACCATTATTTTCTATGATTGGACACCCAAACCATGACTTCCTCTCTCCACTTCTGCCGTGAGTGCGGCGATGACATTCCCCAAAAACGCTGGGCGTTGGGCTACAAGCACTGCATGGTCTGCGGCGAGGTGCTTGCCAAGCTCAAAAAGCACGTGGTGCAGATTCCCTTCACCAAGGGTGCGTACCAGTACATCCACAACCCCGATGACCTCAAGATCACCAACCACAAACCAAGATGAGCAACATCATGACCAAAAAGCAAATCAAGCAAATCCGACTGCAAGCGTGGAACGCATGGACTGCTGCGTTCAATTCAGGTGCGGCATACAGCCGACACACCACAACAAATTAACAGGAGTTAACAAATGAGCATGAGCGAGCAACACCAAGAGATCACCGATGCCCTCGTCACTGCATACATGCACCTGACCGGACACGCCACACAAGACCAAGACAAGTCGGATGCTGCACACCAGATCGCGCATGCATACCTGCTGCTGACTGGCATGGACATGGAGCAGGAGATAAGCTGCGCTTGAATAAATTAACAGGGAGTTAATAAATGAGATACCACAACTGGAGAAACTGATGGAGAGTAATAAACTGATCCCATATAACACGGGCAAGGTGCAGATTGGTCTGCAATATAAACCGCCGAAGTCCAATTACATGGACCGCGATGCCGAGTATTGGCAGAACGTATTAACAGGTGTTCACCAGAGCAGACGCCGCACCAGATCACAATTCGTTGTGTATGTAGTGGCGCTGGTGATTATCTTTTCCGTGCTTGGGATGACGTTGTGATTATTGATCGCAAAACAGGCAAACAAGTGCAGGTCGGTGACGACCTGATCCGCAAGGACTACAAGGGGTTCAAGCACAGGTACGAGGTGCTTGAGTTCATCCCTCCACACACGGTGCGGGTGCGCAAGCTGGCACAAGGCGACCGCTGGATATACCTCTGCATGCCGATGGCATCGCTGCAACTGGACGAGGTGATGCTATGAAGTACGTTGTCGCTGAATCCAACGGGGTGCCACCACTGCGGGTCATCACAAACCAGAAGCAATGGCAGGTAATGGACAGCCTGAAAGTTGGCTGGACCAAAGTGTTTGAGGCCGAGACGGTTGCCGAGGCCGAGGCACTGGAGGCGCTGATGCCCCCAGCAGAGCGCGTAGACAAAAACATTAACAGGAGTTAACAAATGACAGCAGATCAACTCAAAGTATTGCGTGACCTACGCAGTGAAGGCTACGCCGTGTGTGTATTCACACCGGAGGAAATGCCCCATTCCCGACAGCGTGATGTTGAAGACTCCATGTGCGAGGGTGGCTGGAGACAGATCAACTTTGACACACCCGATGGTGAGCCCATCAGCGCATAACCAAGGAGTTAACAAATGAAGTACGACCTTTTTGAATTCAACGGTTCGATGACACGTGTACAGATATTGTGGCGTGTCGTTGTATTGCTGATACTTATTGCCGTTTTGGCATATGACTTACTGATTGGGAGACCCGGATGACTACGACAAACAAGATTGGTGTGCCCACTGGGTACAAGGGCTGCATCATTGTCCCCGTAGGTGGCGGCTTTGATGTGGTGGACAGAACAAGCGGTCGGTGGATGCACGTGCCGAGCCAACGAGTTGCCAAGTGGAACGCCACGGTGTGGACGAGACTGCGTGACGAGTTCGGCGGTAACGCTGCACTGGTGCAACTGCCCGAGGTCAAGCATGAGATCAAACCCAAGGAGAAAAAGCATGCGAACAAGTGAACTGACAGGCGCTGCCCTTGATTGGGCGGTGGCGAAGTGTGAGGGGATGCCAGATGAGGTGTTTGACGGGCTTGGTGTTGCGTACATCCCTGACCCTCGACAGCCACATTTCAACATGGCGTTTGAACCATCAACCAACTGGGCACAAGGTGGGCCGATCATTGAGCGGGAGAAGATCGCTACTTGGTCTCTCGACAGTATCACATGGGCTGCGCGAGACCACGCTTTGGCCTCTCATGAGCAGCAAGGCCCGACACTCCTCATCGCCGGTATGCGGTGCTACGTTGCATCCAAGCTGGGTGATGACGTGGAGATACCAAACGAGTTAACAGGAGATAACAAATGACATACCCACAACGTGACTACAACCACTACAAAACCAAGTACAACAACACCAAGCCCATCCGTGGGCGGGACGAGGACGTGCGCCCCATCAGGAATCGCAGACGCACACATGAGCTGATCACCACCAAGAAGTATCCGTGTGGTCAAGTGAGCTACTGCGCAACCCTGTATGGGACAGATGTGGTGGAGTACCACAACAACGGGCAGATCACCCTGCGCACAGGCGGGTGGGCGACACCCACGACAGCCGAGTTCATGCACGAGCAAAGTCCGTTCACTGTGTGGAAGCAAGACAACAAGTTGTGGGCACGTGTCCCTACACCCGAGGGAGTCAAGGCTTTCCCCATCGGCAAGGAGTTGACCTTTGAGATGGTGGAGGCCCCAACGCACGGCATGGCGGTTCAGTTCTACGAGCCTATTAACAAGGTGTTAATAAACAAGCGGGTGGTGGACAGGGCCAAGGCCAAGGCTGCACGTGAGCCACTTCAGCCGTTCATTGCATGGTGCAAAGCGTTCCTTACCATGAGTGACGGGTGGGTGATGCACGAGACACGCAAGGCGGCGTTGGGTTGGGAGAAACGCCCTGACCGGGATATGTGGGTCATGCCACTGAACAACATCGGTGAGGAGACGGTGTATCGCACACTGACTGAGGACACGGTGCTTGCGCCCGAGGACAACTACTTGCTGGTGTTGTGCCGTATGTCTTCAAACATGTGGAAGGAAAAGCGGAAAGCGGAGACGCATGAGTACAACCACGTATGGATGGATAAGACCCACACGTACACCCAACACTTTGAGGACTACCGGGTTGACTTCGATGCAATCAAGCGCAAGGTCTACTCATGGTCGGAGAAGTTCGGGGACATCCACACCACTGTGCAAGTGGAGCCAACCCACAAGGCAATGAGCAACACCGTGTAAATAGTTTTTGTCAGCCTTGACAAAGATGTAGGTATGTGTTACAATGTATCTAACAGTTGGAATTCATCTAGCTGTTAGGCAAATCCAAATCAATTATTAACAGGCTGTTAATCAGCAGAAAGAGTGCAATCATGTCAATCATCAATTTCGGTCATTCAGTGTCCCTCAAAGAGTTTGCCCACGGCATCGCAACTGTGGGGGAAGGTGTCACTATCATCGGACAGG